GTGCAGTATCAAGAAACATTTCATTACCCATAAGGTTTGCGTTCATAGCTTGATAGTGCGTGTTGTATGCAAGAACATCTAATAAGACATTCATACCAGAACCTTCAAAGTCATAGTCTGTAAATTCTGTTTGATTTTTTAGGAATGTTTTTAAATTACTTTTAATACCATCAAAGTCTAATTCTGTGATTCTTAATCTTTCTTTATTTGACATTATCTTATTCTCTCTAGTATAAACTCAAATGATATTAGTTCGGTTGTTGCGTTAATAATAAAAAAATCTAATCTAACATTATAAGCGTTTCTGTCTATGTCTGGTGTGCAATCAACTCTATGTAATAAAATTCTTGGTTCGTGTGTTTCTAAAACATTTGTAATATTGTGAGTTAATACTCCAGCAGTTAATGTATTTAAAGGTTCAAATAAAGATTGTCTAATATTAGAACCTATCTCTGGATGAAAAGGTTTTTCATAATGATTGATTGATATAAGATTTCTAACACTTCTTTTAATTGCCTCTACATCTGTAACTTTAGTAATATCTTTAGTAACTGGATTCTGATTAAAGTTTAAACTTAAATCCTTAAAGATACGATTACTTCGTTTTTCATTATTTATTTGTGCATCAAATAATAAGTTACCAGTTGTTAATGCCATATCTTATCCTAATCACCCACATATACAAAAGAGTTTACTATTGAAGCTAGAGCATTCGTACAAGGATTACTAATTGAGCTTATTGATATATTATCAAATTCTCTACATATTCCCCTACCCTCAGCAAATACAGTTTTTGAAACATCTGAAATATTAGGAAACCCCTCGTGAGGAGGGCACTTTGGAAAAGGTGAAGATGCGTGGTGAGAATTTCTTCCTCTTATTGCGAGTCTTACACCTACTCCTGCTATTGTAACAGTTTTTGCACCTCTCATAACAACACCTTGTCCACCACAAGGTACATGAATTGCATCTATATCACCAATACAATGTGCTTTTTTAGTTGCCATTTTATTCTCCTAATAGTATTTAGTCTTATAATATAGGTGCAAAGAAATTTTGTACATATGCTGGTGCAAAAGAGAAATTATTTGTTACATCGTGTGATAACATAAATGTCTTACACTCAGTTGGTTGTTTTATTTCGTGTTCTGTTGTCAATCCAGTTATAGGGTCTGTTTCAGATATAGTTTCAGTTTTGAAAAAACATACAGTTACATTGTATAAAAAAGTAATTTGGTTTGTAGTGTCCATATCAAAGTGATGTAATAGTTGTTGTCTACCTTCTACTGATGTATCTAAAATATCAGACGGCATTGTATCAATACCAGTCAATTCTAAATCATCAAATAATTTATCTTTACTTTCTTCTCTAGGAATAAAAAAAGCCACATCTTTAAACTTACGACTATAAAATCCAGATGTTGTTGCAGAAGTAACTCCATTTGTTATTGTAATGTCTGGTTCAGTATCTGCAACATAATCTTCGTATATTAATTTATCAAGATTAGATTGAACTTCATCATTATCATTTGTTGCATCTTCTAATAATAAAGTTGCATCTTCTACTGCACTTTCTCTTAATACTTTATCTCCAGCATCTGCACCAGCAAGATTAGTACCATCAAGTAATAAATTAGAACCATCTTCTAATATTATAGTATCAGTAGATGCAGTTGTGCCTGGTTCTAAAACTAAATTAAAAAATTCTCTTTGTAATGTAAGTGTTGTTGATTCTATTGTTTCATTAGGGCCAGGACTTGCTGTAACAGTTCTTGAAAATGTCGCACTATGTCCACTTTGTACTCTAGTTACACTTGCAAATTCTGTTGCTGGTGATATAGTTACCATTATCCTTGTCCACGATACTTCTTCCAACTTCTTCTTTTATGTTTATTCATAGTTGAAGTTTTAACTTTACCTCTACCAATAGATGTTCGTTTGGTAGTAGGTTCATAGACTGACATTGTATTCATTTTTTTAGCCATTTATTTCTCCTAGTTCAAATCAATTCTTGGTGCAGTTACTTTATAATTACCACCAGCGGTGTGAGTTATTCTTGCACCAGCTTTATTTGTTATAGCAGCACCAGCTTTCTCAGATATAAATCCACCAGCAGTATGAAGTATTGCACCTCCAACTGTATTCATTTGAGCACCACCTATTGTATTACTTTCAGCCGCACCAACAATTTTAGTTCTAGCTGCACCAATATTTAAAGAGTCTGTTGAATATATCATTGTATTTCGTGAACCTTTAATAACTTCTGTTTTATTTCCATCAACTTGTATATTCCAGTTCCCTTTAATGTAGGTATTACAGTTTTGGTCAATCGTTAAATTACAAGTTCCTTTTATGTTTACAAATTCCGTACCAGCAATAATTTCATAATTGTTTCCAACTACTCTTGTAACTTTAGTTCCGTCTGAATCTACTTCATAGAATGTACCAGCCTTATGGTACTCCATTATTCTTTCTGCACCAGGCGTATCATCATATTCTTTAATGTGTCCAGACTCTGTTTCTTTTGCGTGGTTATAAGGATATTCTGGGTCAACTCTCATTTTTGTTGTTCTATAAGTACCAGTCTCAGTTGATATACCACCTATATAACTTGCGCCAGCAAAATTAATATCAGTTGTTCTAGGTTCACTCCAACTCCCACCAGATGTTGTCGTTGGGCCTGTTGCAGTTCTTGTACCAGTTGTTGTATCTATTGTTATTGTGTTTGCAACTGGGTCTGGTTTGATATTAACATCAACACCTAAAGCATTTCCAACTTTAAAAATTATTTCTTTTTCATTACCTTTATTTTCCATAAGAAGATTTTGTGCAGTAGTATTTGCAATATCTTTTAAAATATCTTTTTGACCAGCGTTTAGTGTCGGTAGAAAATTACCGTTATTATCTGTTCTAACATTAAATGCTCTTGTTATTGCATCTTCATTAATAAGATAAGAACCAGATGGAGTAAAACCTCCATCACTTGAAATTCTTCTACTGATTGCATCTTGTTTAAATACTTCATCTACTAAATCTTTTCTAACACCACCACTAGCATAATAATTACTATTATTATTTTTTGCAACAAAATCCCAACCTTGGCCTGGATTAAATATTTGTGAGTTATTTGTTGATTTAAATTTTTCAATTAATGTTGGCATAATTACTGGATTATCAAGATTTATTTTTCCATTTTCTCCGAGTAAGTTTTGTTGTCTTAGTACATCTTCACCTAATCTTTCACCTAATTCTTCACTAGCGTCAAGAACAGCACGCTGTGTTTGTCTTTCTAAACCAGCTGTAGTAAAGTCTCCGTTTGCATCAACAGTAATTGAATCATACAAATACTTACTAATTTTTGAGTCTGAATCAGTTAACGCACCTATGGGGTCAGTAAGTGCTAGAAGTTTTGCACCAGCAAGAACATAACCAGCTTGTGTTGTAGGTGCAGTCAAACCAGTTGCGATAACATCTGCAAGAGTGTTTGTTATTTGTGGTACACTAACTGAGTAATCACCAATATCAATATGCGTATTTTCATTAAACGCATTAAATGTTGCAGTTGCACCAGTCATCAATCCAAGAATCTTATCACCGTTTGCAATTTGAAAACCAGCTTGACCTAAGTCAACAATAGTATCAAAGTTATCTGTTAAAAATGCAGATGTTTCTTCACTAATCAAACCAGTGATACTATCAGTAACTTCACTTGCTACTGTACCTATTAATTCAGAACCTATTGGTGTGGCTGCAAGTGCAGCTAATGTTCCGCCTGGACTTAAATTACCAGATGCAATTTTTCCTAATGCAGTAGCTGTGACTGCGACCTTTGATGCACTATCCAATCCTCTAGCAGCAATATTTGCAAACCCTTTAAATGCACTACCATCAAAAAAACTACCAGCGGTATTTGCAAATGTGTTTGTTACAGTTGAAGCAGCAGTAGAACCACCTTGAAATACTGCACCAGATAAAGCTCCGTCAAATACTGCAAATGGTTGAGTAGTTGTTAAACTAGAATCAAGTAATTTTGTGGCAGATGTACTAGCCTCTGCACCAATGTCAGTAAGGATATCTGCACCACCAACAGCAGATTCTATTGGATTAAGACTTCCTTTTGCTATATCAGATAGAAATCCACCAGTCATTGCATTTGTAAAACCACCAACTAATAATCCACCAGCACTAAATAATGTACCACCAATACCTAATCCTTGTGCAAGTGCAATCGGTACATCAGAGGTGTAAGAACCATCTCTTGTTTCTCTATTTCCGTGAATTAAACTGGGAACTGCAAGTCTGTTAACATCTGTTTCTTGTACTCGTACTGGGTATGGGCCAAAGTCTGCAAGAGCAGGATGTGTCGCATCTGTAAAACCTTTTGTTTTATCACCTTGAGTAGCATTTTTTCCAGGCAGTGTACCCATAACAATAGGTTCTTGCATAGTTTGAGAGTCTGTAAAGAAACCCACAACCCAAGAACCAGGCACTAAGAATGAAGGTGTTTCTCCTAAACCATTCATAGATGGAGAAGTAGTGGGACTCATTACTGATGCCCAAGGCAGGTCTTCTGTTGGGATTTTAGATTTATCTTCTGTATGATATCCTAGACATCGTACACGAACTCTACCTAGTCTCTCTGGGTCGTTTCTATCTTCTACGCAACCGACAAACCAAG